TCAGGCCTCCTCAACGTCGTGATACTCTTCGCACGCCTGCAGCGTGTTCTGGATCAGGGTGGCGACGGTCATCGGGCCAACGCCGCCGGGAACCGGGGTGATGTAGGACGCGCGTTCGGCGGCATCTTCATACACCACGTCGCCGACCACTTTGCCGCTTTCCAGACGGTTGATGCCGACATCGACCACAATCGCCCCTTCTTTAATCCACTCGCCAGGAATAAAGCCCGGTTTGCCCACCGCGACGATCAGCAGGTCGGCGTTTTCGACATGATGGCGCAGGTTTTTTGTAAAGCGGTGGGTGACGGTGGTGGTGCAGCCGGCCAGCAGCAGCTCCATACTCATCGGGCGACCGACGATATTGGAGGCGCCAATGACCACCGCATTGAGGCCGTAGGTGTCGATATTGTAGCGTTCCAGCAAGGTCACGATACCGCGCGGAGTGCACGGACGCAGGCGCGGCGCGCGCTGGCACAGGCGGCCAACGTTGTAAGGATGGAAGCCGTCGACGTCTTTATCCGGCGCGATGCGCTCGAGAACTTTGACGTTATCGATCCCTGCCGGCAGGGGCAGCTGAACCAGAATACCGTCGATGGTCTTATCGGCATTCAGAGTGTCGATAAGCTCCAGCAGCTCGGCTTCGCTGGTGGTTTCCGGGAGATCGTAAGAGCGGGAGACGAAGCCCACTTCTTCACATGCTTTGCGCTTGCTGCCGACATAAATCTGCGAGGCCGGGTTGCTGCCGACCAGCACCACGGCCAGCCCAGGGGCGCGTTTTCCGGCCGCAACGCGAGCCTTCACTTTTTCCGCAACCTCAGAGCGTACCTGCTGCGCAATCGTTTTACCGTCAATAATTTTTGCTGCCATCAGAGAGAGGATTCCATCTGTATCTTTACGAAAGGGGGATGAGGATATTTTGTCAGAAGCGGGCCTCGCTGTCAGTCCTCGTTTGCTGTTTTATCCTGTCTGAGGCTAATTTAGCCTGTTATGACCATGGTTATTACATGGTTATTGGTGCGTTGCGCCTGGCCACTGAGTCGATTTACGCGCGCATGAGCCCCAGCGGTATGCTTCTTGTACAGTTGGTGGGGGATATTTCGCCAGCGTCGTATAAGCCCGCAGTTTCCTGGCAAAATGGATTGACTCAACCGACGTGGACCGTATAATTCCACGCGTTTCACTCCGCGAAGCACTCGCTTCTCAGGGCGCCCTTAGCTCAGCTGGATAGAGCAACGGCCTTCTAAGCCGTAGGTCACAGGTTCGAATCCTGTAGGGCGTGCCATTAAGAAACAATAACTTACGCCAGTTTTAAACCAGCCTGATTTCCTCCTTGTGTCGTATTTGTGTCGCTAGCGCCAAAAATGGCGTCAATTTTCCGTGCGTGTTCGGTCAGGTGGTTCGGCGCCAGGTGAGCATAACGACGCACCATCTCGATGCTCTCCCATCCTCCCATTTCCTGCAGTACAGAAAGCGGGACGCCGGACTGAATTAGCCAGCTCGCCCAGGTGTGCCGGAGGTCGTGAAAACGGAAATCCTCGATCCCCGCTTTTTTCAACCCGGCGCGCCAGGCGTTATTGTCATCCACGCGCATTTTTCTAACCGCGGGCGTCAGCGTTCCATCAGGGCGATGCTTTGCCGTCGTGTGAACAAACACCCATCGGGAATGCTTCCCTATCTGATCCCTTAATACCCTGCATGCGGTATCATTCAGAGCTACGCCAATCGCCTTGCCCGCTTTTGCGTTCTCCGGATTTACCCATGCAACCTTTCTCTGCATATCGACCTGCTGCCACTCAAGCCCGATGATGTTTGAGCGGCGCAGGCCGGTTGCCAGTGCAAATATCACCACTGGTTTAATGCTCTCCGGCATGCACTCGATCAGCCGCTCAGCTTCTTCTCTGGTCAGCCACCGTATCCGCTTACTGATCGGCTTGCGGGTTTTGATAACAGGAGCTGTTTTTATCCAGCCCCAGTCATTCGCCGCAGCCCTGAGAAGGGATCGAATGAAGGAAAGGTGTTGCGCCTTCGTCGCCTGTGAAACCTGACGTGGCTTGTACTCAGGAACCGGCTTACCCTTCCTCAACGCGGCATCACGTTTACTCTCCCACACCTGCAGGTGCTTACGGTTGATCATCCCATTAACTGCTTCGTGAACTTCCTCCGCCGTTATCTTCGAGACATCACGGCCGGAAAAATGCTGCAGCCAAAACTCAATTTTGGTTTTGTCATCATCCAGCGATCGCTTATGGTCCTTTTCCCGCAGCCACCGGATGCAGCACTCTTCGAAGGTTCTGACGGGCAGGTCGCCGATCTGGTCAACCCGCCACGCTTCCGCCTTCAGCTTGTCGTGGAGCTCCTGAGCCTGCTTTTTGTCCCCCGTGCCAAGAGATCGCCTAACTCTTTTTCCTGACGGCGTAAAGAAATGACAGTGCCACACGCCGCCCCTGAGGGTGATTGACATAAAACTTCTCCTTTATGTTCACCCGCGTTCGCAATGACAGGATCGCGCGGGGTTTTCAAATATGCAATACACGCCGCCTCGGTCGTTCTGTACTTGTTGCCGACCTTTCGGCCGGCGAGTTCTCCAGAATCAATCAGGCGGTAGATCACCCGCGCCGACACGATGAGCAAATCGGCGGCCTGCTGTGCTGTTATCGGTTTGTCAGATGCCATATCACCTCCGATGCTTACCGCGTAATTCCTCTTCTTCCTGACAGTCAGCGCAGCGCTGGCATCCCGCCACCAGTTCCCGGCGCCGCTCGGGTATCTCTTCCCCGCAGTCGCGGCAGTGAGTAGCCGAAACTGCGTGATGGTTGATGCGACATTTCGCAATGGCGGCTTCCCGCTGGAGCTCCGCTAACTCGTTGGCCTGATCGATGATTTCTGCACTCATGCTGCCTCCAGAGTCCCGATCCGCTTTAACTCAGCCAGCGATACGGACGTAATGATGTGTCGCGGGGTGATGTACGGGCGCCAGATAAACAGAAGCGAGCCTTTGGGGTTGCTATGGCGCTTTCCTGTAACAGATGCCGGAACAAACTGAACACGGCCGCCGGTTATGAGCCTGAGTTCATCAGCTGATTGCATGGCTGAAATAAACCAGCCAGTAGAGATGTCAGCCGGTAACAACATCACTACGGCCTGAGACTGCGCCCGGGATTGCTCAGCAGCCTTTTCTACCCACGGCCCAATATCGGAATAGGGCGGGTTACACCATATCGCGCCGTACGACGTCCATTCGCTGTTCAGCGAGTCATCCAGCTCAGTGAGATAGTGAGCGCATAGCGCGTTACTCTCAGAGGCTGCAGCATCCAGCCAGAAGCCAAACTCGCGATCGAGCGCGTTGAAAATTTCAATCGGCGTTTGCCAGTAGTCACGTTCATTTTTTGGAGTTTTCGATCCGCCATAATCAGTCATTGCGCACCTCTTTTCGTGCCTGCCTTTCTCATGCGGCTTAAAGTCCTGGATACCGATGCAACGCTGCGGCCCATCTTCACGGCGATGCTTTTATGCGACTCGCCTGCAGCGCGCATTTCAGCGACGATCTGCTTCTCTTCTGGCTTCCATGGCTTGTAGACAAACGCTGTGCTGATTGAATAGCTCTGTGCCAGGCGGTAGAAGTTTGCCTGGCTAATCCCCAGCGCATCCGCTGCGCGACAGGCAGGCATGGTTCCGGCTACGGCGCGGAATTGCTCTGGTGTGATGCTCTGCTTATTCATTGGGCCTCCCGTGGTAACCGGTAAATTTCTCCGCCAAGCGTCCCGTTTCCCCAGCGCTCGACGGCCAGGAATGGCTTAACCATTTCCAGTTCGGGCGCCGAGATGAACACTTCTTTCATCTCAAGTGCTGGCGCCCACCCGGCGTAATAAGGTTCATGAAAATTCAGGGTTATCCCTGCGTTGTGCCCGAGGGCGCCCGCTGCGGTCTGCCAGCGATGAAATACCGTAATGTTGTTCCGCGCGTCCTTGCGCAGGATGGACAGGATTGACTCAGCTGTTACTTTCATGGCTGCCACCACTTGCGGCTTGTTTCAGTTCTCTCAGGCGGATGCCGGTAACGTCCCTGCACTTCGTCTGATGCTCAGGGAAGCCATGAAGGCTGTTCCATGCTTTTCCGTAGTTATCCTGCAGGGCCTTCGGATCGTTCTCTGAGCCTGCGTAAGCAGTGAAATCAGCGAGAATCTGATCTGCGTCTGCTGGCCTTACCTGGTGAGCCTCATAGTCAGGGTCCACAGTCGTTTCTTCTGTAGGGATGCAGAACGCCTGAAATGCTGCATATTTGTACGCAATCGACATGGCCTTGTTCGTTGCTTTATCGCCGCTATCCATCGCCTCGCCGTAGGTGACGACGGTATGAATGCTGCCGTCCTCCGTGCTGACAAAATCGAACTCAGCCCGGACGGTTACATAAAACAACGCGCCACCATTTTTGCTGGTTCGTTCACAGCATGACCGCTCAGTACACCGCGGGAGGATCAGCAACTTGTGCTTCACCAGGGCGGGGGCCAGAGCGTTGTAAACGTCATCGATCCCACGGAATGCGTAGTTGACCTGGCTGCCCTGTTTTCTGGCCTTGCTGATGCCTTTCTCTGCCAGCTCTCCGGCCACAGCGCTGATAGCGGCGTATACTTTTTTATCCGTCATTGAAAATTCCCCGCGAATTCATCCCAGCTGATCACCGGGTTCTGCCGTTCCGCAGAAAGGTTTACTGGTTCGTCATCGTCGAAATCACGTTCACCGATCACATCGCTCATCAGCTGAATGAATTCGTTGTCATCCCATTTTTCCGCCGCGCTCATGCTGCTTTCTCCCGATGAGTAATGACGTAGCCATGCTCCGCCAGACATTCGATCACCACGTCCCAATCCAGTTCCATGAGGACTTCACGACTGTTAACCGTCCCCGACAACACCACGTCTTCCAGCTCGACGGTTAACGTGTTATGCGGGCCTACAGATGTGCGCATGTCTGTGCATTCACATTTGATATTCATAAGAGCCTCAAAAAAGGTCGTAAGAAGCCAGGCGCGATGAAAGCCGCCTGATAGCTCAGTTAAATTCTTCGTTTCGATTACCGGCTGAGACCTTGTCCCAACCCGTTCAGATAAACTTCAACCAGCAAGTCGGTTGTGTAAGTCCGCTCAATCCCACGATGCAGGTAGAGGCGGCCGCGTTTATTTGCTGATGCTGTCCAGGTGCTTTCCCGATGCTTAACGAGCATCCCTGGCAGAACGGCGCCGCGGTTAACGGTCTGTGTCCCGTAATGATGACTAACCATTGAACACCCCCGTAACGTGCAGAATTTTGATAATCAACGCTGTCCAGATAACGCCGCAGATCAGCAGGCAGTAAATCAGTGAACGAATGCCTTGTTTGCTCATTTGCCACCCCAGCACGGATAGCTAACTGCGAGAACAGCAACCAAAAACGGAACGACCTTTAACCAAAAATTACGCCATGCAGGCTTGTCTTCTTCGCGGATCATCTCTTCACCTTTGCCTTATCGCGGCTAACGGGACGTTTTGACTTCACCCCGGCGTTGCCGGTGTTGTTTGGATGAGATGATAATACTCCGGGTATTATTTTATATCAATACCGCTAGTATTATGAAATTTAATAAAACTACTAAAGGTATGATTTTAAAGTTGATTTATTTTTGTAAAGAGTGCTGTTATGCTCAAAAAAACATCATAAAGGGGTGTTGGCATGTCGAATGAGGATGAGTTTTTCGCAGAAATGCATCCGCAGATAGCGCAGATTATCGGGATAGCGGTTATGCAGCTGCTGGTTGAGAAGCGCGAGCCATCAAGAGAGGCGTTGATAGAGATGATTCAGATGTTGTGGCAGGGTGACCAGGTAGATCTGCCTGTGGAGCTGGCACTGGATGTGCTGATGCTGAGGGAAGAGTAGGGCAGTAAAAACCCGGCGCGGTGACCGGGTGTGGGTATTAACGCTTATTTCTTTGATGCTTCTTTGCAGCGTCAGCTTGAGTGCTTCCATACTCGCGCTTACCACTATCCCTCTTTCCTCTGGGCTTGCCTTTTTTTCGGTCTTCCCACCAGTCAGGGGCTGGTTCCGGTTCAGCATGTAAAGCATCGGCAAGGCCAGATATCAAGCTGTATGACTGGACACCATCAATATGTTCTGACAGTGATGGGGTAACGTTCTGTCTTAGTGGATCAAGAATGAAATCAATACCTTTAATCCTAGCGTGTTTGGCGGCAGGTACGAAGTCTGAGTCACCGGCAACAAGGACAATCACATCAACAAGTTTTTCATAAGCTAAGGTCGTGATATCCATCCCTAGTTTGATGTCAACCTGTTTTTGCTTGATGTCATAGTAAAAATCATCATTTGTTAGTTGATCCCATTGTTTAGTCCCTTTCATCAAAGCGTCAAGGGAAAGCGTAGTCAACTGCCAACGCTTATTATCAACAAGATTTCCGAGCCTTAGGGCTGTTTTCCGAGTTTTTCTTAACTCTTCATGTAGCTCGGTTCTCAGGATGTATGTTTTTTCGAGCTTGAAGTTCTTACGTCCGGGCGTCTTATTGCCTGGCTCTGGGAGGGGTAGGCGTGTTTGAATGTCGAGAGGAGGACAGTCATAGAAGTAAATTCTATAAAGCTCAAGTGGTTCTCTACGCTCTTGAGATTGACGCTTTCCATTAAGGTGGGAAAGGACCATAGACCATATAACCTTCATGATGCATTGAGCAGTCAACTCATGCTTTGCAAAGTGTTTACGGTGCGTAGAGTGGACTCGCTGCATGAAAAAACCTGCATCAATTAAAATTGCTGCCTTCTTCATAAAAATCCCAAAAAAATAGCCCAGAGCCGTTATGCAGATATTAACAATTGTCTGCGAACGGGGCTGGGCTTGGTTTAATTAACTTATGCCAAGTTGGTGGCACAGTCAACACAAAATTTACTTCAGCCATCACCCGAAAACCTCATCAGTCCGCTGGCTGGCTACCCATGCTTCCTGTACGTCTTCGGCATTACCAAAAACACATCGAACTACCGGTCTGGCTCACTCAAAGTCATCCCGCTCATCCTTCCGCTTGAAGAAAACTTTATCCAGCCTGAGCACTATCCCAACCAGTCCGATAATCAGTAAAGTAATGAGTATTGGGATAATCAGATCAGACATGCTTCCTCTGCGTGCTAAGGCTTTACCCATGTTTCCTGTACGTCTGCGGCATGCTGCCGATCACACAAGCCTTAACTTAGTTTCTACGGCCACCCCAATGATTCGACAGTTTCCGTTGATGGGAACCAATGGCCATTGAGGGTTTAAGCCCTTCAGGTACTTCTGGTCACCATCAATGATCAGTTTTTTAAATGTCGCCTCGTTTGATTCCGAGAGTTTTGCAATAACGAGGCTTCCGTTGACCGGCTCCCTTCCGGTATCAAAAAGAACATATGTACCCTCAGGTATGCTGAGCCCGACCGGGGCAGTCATGGATTCCCCCTCGACCAACAACCAGAACGCTTCCCCCTGGATGTGAGCGTCTGATTCGAGCCATAGATCGATATCTTTAAGTGCATACGGCTCGCACGCTTCCGACCAATTCCCAGCCTGAATCTTGCTTAATACAGGGTATTTAATGCCTGGGGCGTACTGGCCTACATACTTGGCATTCGATGTAGCGGCAGCACTCATTGCAGATATTTCTTTCGCAAGGCTGGGGCTAAAATCAGAGACATCCACCTGGAGGGCTCTGGCAAAAACAGCAGCCACGGCAGCATTAAGGGCATTCCTGCCATTCAGGTAATGCCCAACGCCACCCTGAGATATGTCTAGCATGTCAGCTATTGATTGCTGTGTGATCCCAAGCTCTTTTTTCTTGGCTTCATAGAGGGCTTTCAGCCTTTCTGCGTCAGCGATCTGAGCCGATGTCAGTGTCTTTTTCTTTTCCATTTTCAAATAGTAATACCAATGCTCTTATTTTAAAAATACTTGCGGTATTGCAATGTTTAATACTTGTGGTATTGTTTGCTCATGAGTTGATAGGAGCTAACCACATGAAAATTTCTTTAGCTGAATACGTTGACGAAGTTGGACAGGCAAGAGCTGCTGATGCCATCGGCGTTCACCAGACCGCAATTAGTAAAGCTATCCGGGTAGGACGGAAGATTTTCGTTAACACCCTGCCTGATGGAAAAATTAAGGCTGAAGAGATCAAGCCTTTCCCACATAACAGAAATCCTGATTAAACAAAGCTGAATTGAGCAGTCAGCGGGTTCTGACTGAGTAATTCAGCCATTCCAAACAACACCAGAGGAAGTATTGCAGATGGAGAATTCAACAGCACGAAACAAACACCAGGCCAGGAATATTGAGTCATGGCTGCATAACCAAATCGCAATGAAGGGGACGACCAATGTGGCCAATGCCATGGGTCTTACAAAGTCGAGCATCAGTAAATGGAAGGAAACCTGGATTCCGAAAATAGCGATGTTACTGGCGGTCTTGGAGTGGGGAGTGGTCGATGACGATATGTCTCGACTGGCGAAAGAAGTAGCAAGCCTGCTTAGAAAAGAGATGGCCCCAAAGTGCTCGCAACACTTTGAGGCCTGATGCGAATTAACTGAACAAATTCACAGGAGTAATTATGCCTAAGAGCAACAGATTTTACCAGGCACAAACACACAAAAATGTTACCCGCGACCGCTTCATTCGCTCTGTTAACCCGGTGGTTGGCATGAAAATGCGCGCCATCCTGGAAGAGCTGAAACGGAAGGAGGAAGGCCGTGAGTAGCCTAGCAAAAGTAATACCTTTCAGACCGTCTGTAACGGTCGTGGAGCGTCAGGTGGCAGATATCGATGATGGGTATACCCGCATCGCTAACGAGCTGCTGGAAGCGGTTATGGCTGCTGATTTAACGGCTCGCCAGCTGAAGGTCGTTCTTGCGGTGATCCGCAAAACTTACGGGTTCGGGAAAAAGTTTGACCGCATTACCAATACCCAGATTGCAGAAATGACCGGCATTCACCATACGCATGTCTGCAAGGCCAAGAACGAGATGATTGCAATGAACATCATCGTTACCAATGGCCTGGCGATCGGGGTGAATAAGGTGATTTCTGACTGGAATTTCAGCATTAGCCAAAATGGCAAATCATTAGCCGAAACAGCTAATGAAACATTAGCCAAGTCAGCTAATACCCATAAGCCAACTCAGCTAAACACAAAAGAAACTATTCAAAAGAAAGAAAGAAAAGATCCCCCTAAATCCCCCAAGGGGGAAAACTCACTCGCTCAGGAAGTGATGGATTACTTCAACGAGCTAACGGGTAGTCGTTGTGCTGCGCTGGCACCTTTTGAGAAAGCTCTCTCCACGGTGAAGAGCAAAGACCAGTGCTACACCGCTGAAGAGCTGAAGCTGGTTATCCGCTGGGCCCATGTGAACTGGGGTCACAGCTTCAAGCCAGAGAACCTGTGTCGTATGACCCGATTTGATGGATACCTGTCAGACGCCCTGATATGGGCAGATGGTCATGGAAGCAACCCGAAAGCCTGTCCGCACGAAGAGATCATCAAGCTCTGGAATGAAAAATTCCCTTCGAAGGCCGTTTCACTGCATGAGTGGAACCGCCGCCGTCCGGCCTATCGAGACCTGGAAGCTGTGTGGAACGGCAAAACCACCCAGGGCAACTGGCGAGAACTGAAGCACATGGGAATGGCCTTCGAGCTGATTAGCAAGTCTTCCCTGTTCGGCACCAGAGGCGATCAGCCATGGCTGACTCTCGACTGGATACTGAATCCGAAGAACTGGGGATCTGTCTACGAGCAGGCCATCAACGAGCACCGTGAGCGCAAGGGAGTCAAAGCATGAGCCGTTTTATTGATTTATACGTTGAGCAGGCCGTCATTGGCGGAATAATGCTTGCAGCAGGTCGCGCAGATGGCGCCGACATGGCTACCGATGCGATTGAGGGGCTGAATGAGGACCACTTCACAGCAACGCCCCATAAAGTGGCTCTGCGGTCATATAAGCGACTCAACGAATCCGGTTCGAAGATAGACCTGCTTACGCTGACCAGCGATCTTGAACGGCTTGGCGCGCTGGAAAGTGCCGGGGGATTCGCTTACCTGGCTGAATGCAGCAAAAACACGCCATCGTTCGCTAACCTGTCCGCCTACTGCGAAAAGCTACGGGAAATGCACCTTGGACGTCGTATGACCCTGGCCCTGCAGGTAGGTATCCAGAAACTGTCCGAACCATCCAGTGAGGGTATCGCTGACATCATCGGCAACATACAGGCCGATATCTCCGGCATTGAGCACAGTGCGGACTATGGCACTGAGCACATCACCACTGGGATCGACATGTCGTTAGAGGCCATCCAGTCGATTATTAGCGGCGATATCTGGAAGCACAAAACCGAGCTTGGCATGGCAACCATCGACAGCGCTTTTGGCGGGTTTAACAACACAGATTTCATCGTTGTTGGCGGTCGACCGGGAATGGGGAAAACCATGTTCAGCACCACCGTGACCGAGACAGTCGGCCTGAAAAACAAAAAGCCGGTGCTGTTCTTCAGTCTCGAGATGCCAGTGGAACAAATCTCTGAGCGAGTCGCTTTCCACCGGGCGCGGGTAAGCAAAGAAGATCTGTTGAGCAAGGTTAGCGGGAAAATGGACGAGGCATGGGGGAAGGTTAGTCACTGCATGAGGGAGTTCATCGACTCTCCGATCTACATCAACGATAAGCCGTCCCTAAGCGTTCACCAGGTGCGTGCGGAAGCGCGGCGTATGAGTAAGAAGTTGGGCGGACTGGGCGTGATAATCGTCGATTATCTCCAGAAGATGCGCATGTCTGACCCGGAGAACATGAACCGCAGCGTAGGGGAGATCGCCACTGGTCTGAAGAACCTGGCGAAAGAATTGCGTTGCCCGGTCATCGCTCTGGCCCAGTTGAACCGAAACCTGGAGCAGCGCGCTAATAAGCGTCCCGTTGCCGCAGACCTGCGAGAGTCTGGCGTCATTGAGCAGGAAGCAGATGTGATCTTCATGGTTTACCGGGATGAGAAGTATAACGAAAACACCGAACTGAAAGGCATCACCGAAATCATCTGTGTGAAGTCCCGCCATGCGCCGGGGGCAGAAAAGACCTACCACTTCAGCAGCCGCTACTCAGGCCTGGACCCGGTAGATTTCACCTACAGCGGCCAGATGCAACAGGAGGCTGACTATGAGTGCTAAGGCGATGAAAGGCAAACAGGCAATTCTGCGTTATCTCGAAACGCACCGGACCTTCACTGCGAAGGATGTGTCCGCAGAGTGTGGTATGACCATCAACTGCATCACGAAGAACGCTATCGACCTGGAGCGGGCCAGGAAGATTGTGCGCGTGAGTAAGGTCTGGCGAACGGTGACTTATCGCCTGGCGACACCGGAAGAGCAGGCCGGAACCGCGCGCAATTGCACCAACGGAATATTTCAGGAGTGTCGGCAAAGCCCGGCGATGAAGCGGGTACTGGCTGTTTACGGGAGAACATCAGCATGACTATCACACTACAGGCAGTAAACGAGCTCATCGCCTCCCTGGAGAGCGCAGGCGAGCCGTCGATCAGAGAGCAGAAGTTCCTGAAGCTGGCTAAAGCGTTTAAGCAGCTGGCGGCGGAGAATGTGGCGCTGAAGTCAAAAGGCAAGGAATTGCTCGGCGAAGCATGCGCCGTGTACTCGAGGCTCAATAAACTGATCGACCCATCAATCGGTGATTTTGTTGACGGTCAGACGTTACATGAATTTCAGTTTGTTCTCGACGTGGAAACCCCCGCCACCGATCGCATCGTAGCTGGGATTAAGGCTGATGGGGTGGAAGAGTTCGCTGCGCATCTTGTATCAATGGAATGTCATCTAGAGGCTGAGTGGGCGAAGTCTTTCGTTTTGGAGGTGTTAAATGTCAAAGGTCGCTGATTTTGTGAAACGCATGGAGAAGCAAGGTCGTCAGTTTGAAGTTAACGGTAACTTTGTTGTTATCTCGCCGACAAATGGACTTGCAATGTTCGACCTGATTGAGATGCAAAACCTAAATAAAAAAGGCGAACTTGCGGATTATATTTCCAAGCAGCTGCGCGAGGGGGCCGACAAATGAGCAGGAATGACTTCAGGCGACCGATAGCTGAGCACATCTCAAACATTCGCTCAGAGCTGGCAAAAATACCAGCAGAAAAGCGTCTTCACGTCATAGCTGAGGCGTTGTACGACATGAACCCGACAGGAGACGATGAGGTTCTTAGAGCTTCCTGTGGCTGCTATGAGTGGGATATCAGCATGGACTACCGCAGCGCCGACATCCGTTATGCAGATAAAAACAAACAGGAGGTGCAGCATGACTGATATCACCGAACTGGCGCAGAGCCTGAAAGCGGCGGCAGAGAAAGCGAGTAACGGCGACTGGGTTAAAGAATCTGGCGACGGCTGGGAGGCGTGTTGTAGCGCAAATGACCAGGCCAACGGCGGATTCATCATCGCGCACTTCGTAGATCCAGATGCAGCGGAGAACCGCGAGTTCGTCCAGGCCGCTAACCCTGCCAACGTTCTCGCGCTGGTAGAGGCGCTGGAGTATTACAAGTCACGTGAAGAGCGCGTGACAAGTCTGGTGCGCGACAACTCAAAAAGTTGGGATGAGCTGTATCGACAGGTTGAGGCCAAAGGAAAACGAAACGTTGAGCTGGTAGAGGCGCTGGCATCAGAGAAAAGGATTTGCGCAACGTGGAGAAAAACAGCTGAGGCTAACAGCGAAAAGCTGGAGAAGGCGCAGCAGCAAATGACTGAAAGCGAAAATCGCGTTCGCAAGCAGAATCGCCACATCTGTGAGCTGTTCGACGATAACACAGCACTGCGCCAGCGCATCGCCGAGCTGGAGTCCCGTACCGTGAAGCTACCGCCAAAGGTGGATAGTTCAAACATTCCGTTTGCAGGGCATACCTGGAATTGCTGCCTGGATGAGGTTGAGAAACGCCTCGCCGCCGCTGGCATCAAGGTGGAGGTTGAGTGATGCGCAAATCATCAATAGCAATAGCGATGGCACTTGCCTCGATAGGTACAGCTTCTGTGGCATGGGAAAGAACCATTTGCGAGCTTCGTCCGCAATCATATCCGGTTTCAAATCGCCATACAGGGAAGGCCGCAGAACGCCGAAACGCCAAACGCCGCAGGAGAGCAAAGAAATGACCAAATCAACCATAACCAGAGAGCGTTTGCTGGAAATCATCGTAACCGGGCCAGAAGCATCTGGCGCAGAGCAAAATGAATTGGCCCGCATGGTGCTGACAGCAATGGACAGCGAGCCGGTGGCGTGGCGTTGGCGCTGGTCTGACGATACCGAAGGCTATTGGCGATACACGGAAGAACAACGCGAGACTCGCGGCAGCGTAACTGCCCAGCCGCTCTATCTCCACGCGCAGCCAGCGCCGGAACGTGACCAGGTACGCAGTGCGCATGCCGAGTGGTCACAGGCTACCTTTGGCAATGTCGGACCGGTTGGCCCGCTGAAGCACCTCAGCAAAGAAGCACTGGAAGCAGCTGCCGAGCCTGGCGACCTGTCGGAGTGGGCTGATATGCAGTTCCTGCTGTGGGATGCGCAGCGTCGTGCAGGCATCACTGATGAGCAGATTACGCAGGCAATGATTGAAAAGCTGGCAGTCAATAAACAGCGTAAATGGCCGGAGCCGAAAGACGGAGAGCCGCGCCTGCACATCAAAGAGCAGCCAGCGCCGGTAGTGCTGGTAATTCCTGATGAGATGACATCAGGGCAGGCATATGAAATAGGATATTACTATGGAGACCCTGTAGACGTGTTTGCGCGTGGAGCTAACTGGATGCGTCAGCATATCATTGACTCCACATTAGCAGCCGCCCCGCAGTCTCCCGGCAGTGACCCTGCCACCGTACCGGGTAAATGGATTTCGGTAAGCGAGCGGATGCCGGAAAATGATGGGGCATATCTTTGCTGGGATAATCGTTACGTAACTACCTACGCATTCATATTTGGTGCTTGGCAGGCAAACCAATTCATTGCCAAGAATATAACCCACTGGATGCCGCTGCCGGCTGGGCCGCAGGAGGTGAGGTGATGCCGAGGGCTAGTACGGTAGGCGAAATCGTCAGGTCTGACATGGTGCAGTCTGGGGCGCTCAGAAAGCGATACTGGCAATCATCATCTCTTCCGTTTCGTGAAAAGCGTAAGCACAGGCCACAACCTTGCCATTTCAGAAGAGATAGGGTGCTTCAAAAAATCATGCGCAGGGAGATGGAAGCCATGGTTAATCGCCTTAGTAAAATCGATGCTTCAAAGATTCTTGAGGAAGTTGGCGATGCCTAAATCCCCCGCAGAACGCAAAGCCTCCAGTTGAAATCAAACCCCTCTCCTGAGGGGTTTTATCGTATATGCTCATTTTGCTTTTATCCCCGGGAAGGGCGATAATTACTTAGTCAGTCTGGACAACTGACAACTTTACCCCGGCGCCAAGTGGGGACACATGGCGCACAAAACCTTACAGCAATCCCTGTCACCGATGGCGAAAGCCTCCGGCGATTTTCTGCATTCAGCGTTTAGCCTCTGCGGAGGTGAAGCGTGAACATCCCTCAATGCGGCATCAAGCTGCACAACGGCAACTTCAGCGCTATAGGCAAGATTCTTCAGGAGCAGCTCTCTGACGGGAAATGTCTTCGCCTGCAGGTCAAAGAGTGGCGTGAAAAACGCAGCCTGAGCCAGAACGCACTCAGTCACATGTGGTACGCGGAAATCAGCGAATACCTGATTAACTCAGGACGTACCGACGCAACTCCCGAGTGGGTTAAGCGGAACCTAAAAAAGACCTATCTCGGCTGCGAAGAGGTGACATACACCGACTTCATCACCGGTGAGAAAACCACAACCTGGGAACCCCGGCATACCTCCGATCTTGATACCGGCGAAATGCACATCTTCCTGACCAAAGTAGAGGCCTGGTGCGCTCAGTTTGGTCTGGCTCTCACCATTCCACACGGTTGCGAATATCAGCAACTGCAGCAAAAGCAGGAGGCCTGATGAGCAGCCTTCTCGCCAAAGTAATTGAGCGCGGCATCTTCCGCGTGCCTGCGCGCCGCAAGCGCAAGGTCGAAGATAAGCCTTCCGACATCCCGACCCTGAAAGACTATACCGCCCGCCTGGTCGATAAGAAGTGGCTACGCCTGAGAGCACGGAGGCCACATGCGTAAACCAGCACGCCGTAAATGCGCCCACTGCCGCGAATGGTTCCATCCTGCCCGGGAAGGGCAGGTGGTATGCAGTTTTGAATGCGCCAGCGCGATCGGCAAAAAACAGACAGCAAAAGCCCGGGAGGCGGCGAAGGCCAGGGCGGTGAAGCGCCAGCGCGAATCCGAGAAGGAAGGTCGCCAGCGTCGCCGCGCTAAGCGTGAGTCATTCAAGACAAAGGCTCAATGGGATAAAGAGGCTCAGTCAGCCTTTAACCGGTATATTCGCATTCGTGATGAAGGTAAGCCCTGCGTGAGCTGCGGAAACCCGCTTATTGGTAAGAGCAACTACCTGACCGGCAGCGCAATTGACGCCAGTCATTACCGTTCCCGTGGTGCGGCGTCGCACCTGAAATTTAACGTGTTCAATGTCCACTCCGCCTGTACCCGCTGCAACCGGCAGTTGAGCGGAAATGCCGTTGAATACCGCATTCACCTGATTGAACGCATTGGCCTGGATCGCGTAGAGCGCCTTGAGGCTGATAACGAGCCGCGCCGGTTCGATATTCCCTACCTGCAGCGCATCAAATCCATCTTCACCCGCAAAGCCCGCGCGCTGGAGAAGCGCCGCGCCCGTCAACAGGAGGCAGCATGAGCACCCACAACACCCTCGCATTACTCAACTGGTACCGATCAAAGCATGTTGCCGCGGTAAAGACACCTGCAGGCATTGTCTTTATGGGGATGCGTAACGTTACCGCCGATCAGCGAAGAACGCTTCCGGCAATCCCGCAAGCTGACCTCGAAGCAGCGTTGAGGATTCAGCAATGACCCGCGACCAGATAGCCCGATACCAGGCCGAAAGCGTCATGCGCGCCAAGATGCCGCCAGTAGCAAAGCACAGCCAGAACCAGACCAAAACCAAACAGCCATTAGGAGAAGCAGCATGAACCTCGAAAGCGCAGTTAAATTTCACTCTCCTAAATCGCCACAGCTTTCAGACGCACCAAGGGCGACCGCGTCAGATTCTTTAACTGGCACTGATGTTATGGCGGCATTCGGCATGGTGCAAAGTCGCGCCCCACTTGGATTCAGTGCTTTTAGCGGGAAGATGAATCTGAGCGAAGTCGATAAAAAGAAAGCTGTTCAGTTGCTAATGCAATACGGGGTAAAGCACTGCGATAAGGTGGCAGCCTTTCGCAAGCTTGAGACAAATGTTAAGGGCAAGATCCTGCAAACCCTCGCAACTTTTGCATATCAGGATTATTGCCGATCAGCGGCTAGCCAGCTTACCTGCTCATGCTGTAAGGGCCGCGGCGTAATCAGGAGGGAGGAACTGGTGGTTAAGCACCCCGGATGTGGAGAGAAAACGCCTGCAAAAACAGCTAAAGAGCAGGTGGAAGAAACGTGCAAGAAATGTAGTGGCCGAGGCGTCATATCAACATCCTGCGTGAAGTGCAGAGGGAGAGGTGTGGCAATGGATCGCAAGAAGTCAGAGGAGCAGGGCGTGCCAGTTATGAGTGCTTGTCGTCAATGTTCAGGGAGGGGGTATGAGCGCCTTCCGGCAGCGTCCTGCTATCGTGCCATCTGCCAGTTTACTGATGCTATTTCACCTGGCGTATGGGACAAGGCCGTTAAGCCATTCTATGAGAATTTAATTGCAGAGATTGAAAAGGCGGAATCTTCAGCAAATGCGATCTTATCGAAAGTTACTAGCAAAGTTTGATTCCGATAACGATTGCAGCTTGCAAAATGACGAAAGTTAGAATATCATCGCCCTAACACTATAAATCCGTGAATTGTTACGGTAAAGAATTCAAGCCCGAGGTTAACGCCTTGGGCTTTTTTATGCCTGCGATCCGGTCAGGGCTCTTGGGTTGAGACGTGCTGCACGACACGTCGACACCCGCCGCGCAAGAGCCCTGGACCAGATTGTTCGCATAGCTTAACAAGGTTAAAGCACCCGACTCATAATCGGATGATTTCAGGTTCGATCCCTGATGCGAGCACCAATTCAGCGCCATTAGCTCAACCGGAGAGAGCGATAGCCTTCTAAGCTATCGGTTTCAGGTTCGAGTCCTGAATGGTGCACCAGATAATGGCCTGACCTGATGACGGGCTCATAATCCAATCCATCAGGGGCGTTGCTGCTACAGCGTCACAGGCCGCCAGACCCAGCCAGGGTATTTTCGGTCATCACCGACATTGCTATTACCCTCATGCTTATTGCCTGCCTAACCGCAGGCTTTTTTATTATCAGGCCTCGCGGGAATCATCATCGATACGCTTCGTTGTTAAATCCAGCCCGACGGGCCTGACCCTTTCAAACACGCACAGCACCCGCTAACAACGCGAGGTGAGAGTATGTATCGCATGGAAAAGATAACCACTGGTGCTGCCTATGGCGCTTCAGCCGGGAGCATCCTTAACGGCATGCTAAATGCCTATAGCCCCGAGCAGTGGAATGCCATCGGCGTACTGGTGGGCATTGTCATCGCCGTACTTACGTATCTGACGAATTTGTATTTCAAGATTCGCGAAGACAACCGACGCAGCAGGAGCCGAGATGAACCCGACGCTGAGGAATAAGCTGATTGGTGCGATCGCCGGCGGTTCGGGCGCGATAGCCATTGCTTCCGTCATGCTTGGTAATGCTGACGGCCTGGAAGGAAGGCGTTATTACGCCTACCAGGATGTTGTCGGCGTCTGGACTGTTTGTGATGGCCACACTGGCACCGATATTCGCCGCGGCCACCGTTACACCGACAGAGAATGCGACAACCTGCTGAAGGCAGATCTGCGGAAGGTGGCAAGTGCCATTGACCCGCTTATCAAAGTCAGCATTCCTGACCCCACCCGCGCCGCGCTTTACTCATTCACCTACAACGTTGGCTCTGGAGCTTTCGCCAGTTCCACGCTGCTGAAGAAACTGAATGCTGGAGATGTGCCGGGCGCGTGCAAGGAACTGCAGCGCTGGACATACGCTGGCGGGAAGCAGTGGAAAGGCCTTATCTCAAGGCGCGAGATTGAGCGCGAAGTTTGTCTATGGGGGCAAAAATGAGCCGATTGACCGCCATTATCAGCGCCGTTGTGATCTGCCTGATAGTCAGCCTCGGCTGGCTGGCCAGTCACTACCACGACAACGCCACCGAGTTCAAAAGGCAGCGGGATAAAGTGACTGAGCAACTCAGCCTGGCAAATGACACTATCGCTGACATGCAGAACCGCCAGAGAGACGTCGCTGCGCTCGATGCCAAATACACGAAGGAATTAGCCGATGAAAAAGCTAAAAATGATGCTCTGCAGCGCAAGCTTGATAATGGTGGTCGGGTGCTCGTCAAAGGCAAGTGTCCAGTGTCAGCCGCAACCCAAACCGCCGGCGCCGCCAGCGTGGGCGATGATGCCACCGTCGAACTCTCTGCAGTTGCTGGACGAAACGTTCTCGGTATCCGGTCCGGAATCCTCAGCGACCAAACAGCCCTGAGAGCGCTGCAGGAATACATCACCACGCAGTGTCTGAGGTGATCATGTTCATACTATTCATTCTCCTGTCGATATGGCTCTGTCGACTACCGGAGAAACTGGGCTGGCCAGAAGTCAGCCCATCCATCTCACAGCTGGCGCTCGTAACCGAGCTTCCGGCACGCAGCAAGGGGCTGCGCTGAGATAAGAGCCGGCATTACAGGAGCCATTCACAGAGTGGCTTCGATAATGTCAAAGCGAGGAACTGTTTATGGCAACACCGGACTGGGAGGCCATCGAATCGGCATACCGGGCCGGAGTCCTTAGTCTCCGTGATATAGGCGATAAATACGGCGTTACTGAAGGGGCTATCAGGAAGAGGGCTAAAAAGTTTGACTGGGTACGCAATAGCGGTACGCAGGTACGCAAAAATGGTACGCAAAAGAGTAAAGCGCGCACCAGCAAAAAGCCCGCCAGCTCTGGCAGTACGCAAAAAAGTACGCAACCAAAATCTGAGCCGCTTCCAGAAACGAAACCGATACGCGGAATGCGTACCGATCCCCCAACCAATCCATTCCAGACCGGTAATCAGCATGCTCTGAAGCATGGTGGTTATGGGCGTCGGATGTTGCTTTCTGATGCTACAACCGAAGATGCTCAGATGCTCACGCTCGACGATGAGTTGTTCTGGTTGCGCGCTGCGAACCTGACTGCTGCGGAGAATATCGGGCGCTGGCAGACAGAGCTGGAGACAGCCGACAGCGAGCAGGCCAAAGATCTGCACGACCTCATCTCTCAGGCGCAAAAAGCCATGCATCGCAACACTGCGCGCATTGAGTCGCTGGAGTACACCAAGGCATCCATCATTAAGCAGCGCGCTGACGTTACCTATAGAGAGGCTGCTACTGATAAGGTGTCGCTGGAGGCCGATCGTCTTCGCCGTGATGCAGGTATTGATGATGGCAACGGAGAGCGTGACCTCAATGACTTCTACTCTGACATCCAAACCGACGCTGAATCCGGTCCTGCGTAGCTTCTGGACGACGCAGGCGCGTAACAAAGTGCTTTATGGTGGCCGGTCATCGTCAAAATCGTGGGATGCCGCTGGCATAGCCATATTTCTGTCGAATAAATACAGCCTGCGCTTTTGTTGTGCACGTCAGATCCAGAACAAAATTGAAGAGTCGGTGTATACCCTGCTCAAAATTCAGATTGACCGCTTTGGCCTGCGGCATCGTTTCCGCATTCTGAACAACAAAATCATTAATCGGGTGACCGGGTCTGAATTCGTCTTTTATGGGCTCTGGCGCAACATTGAAGAGATTAAGTCTCTGGAAGGTATCAGCGTTCTGTGGCTTGAAGAGGCCCACGCGCTGACGGAATACCAGTGGAAGATACTGGAGCCTACCATCCGTAAAGAGGGCTCAGAGTGCTGGTTTATCTTTAACCCTGGACTGGTGACTGATTTCGTGTGGCGTAACTTTGTGGTCGATCCGCCAGAAGATACGCTGATACGCAAAATCAACTACGATGAAAACCCATTTTTGTCCGACACCATGCTGAAGGTTATCGAGGCCGCTAAGCGCCGGGATCCGGATGGGTTTAAGCACGTCTACGAAGGCGTGCCAGAGTCGGATGATGATGCGGCCATTATCAAGCTGTCATGGATTGAGGCGGCCGTTGATGCCCACAAAGTCCTTAATTTCGAGCCGAGCGGGCGCAAGCGTATTGGCTTCGACGTCGCCGATAGCGGCGCCGATAAGTGCGCTAACGTCTATCGCCACGGCTCCGTCGTGTATTGGGCGGATGAGTGGAAGGCGAAAGAAGACGAATTGCTGAAGAGCTGTCAGCGTACGTATCAGGCGGCACTGGAGCGTGATGCTGATATCGTCTACGACTCAATCGGCGTTGGGGCATCTGCTGGCGCGAAATTCTCAGAAATTAATGAGGATCGTAAGCGCGAAAACATGAATGCATCCCGCATCAATTATCAGCGATTCAATGCTGGCGCTGGTGTGAATGAGCCGGACTACGAATATATTGGCATCCCGAACAAGGATTTTTTCGCCAACCTCAAAGCGCAAGCCTGGTGGCTGGTAGCGGATCGCTTCCGTAACACCTTCAACGCGGTAAAGAACGGCGAGCAGTACCCGGTAGATGAGTTGATTAGTATTGACTCATCCTGCCCGTTGCTGGAAAAGCTCAAGCTGGAACTTACCACCCCACACCGCGATTTTGACAAAAACGGTCGCGTGATGGTGGAAAGCAAGAAAGACCTCGCCAAGCGTGACGTACCATCGCCGAACGTGGCCGACGCGTTCATCATGGCGTTTGCTCCAACCGATACGGCAATGGATATCTGGGAAGCGCTGGGAAACAGCTAAATACCTGGAAATAACCGTTTCACGCAAAATTCACGCTATTCATTTTTCGACCCTGTTTATGCATGTTTTATTCACGCGCTTTTAGCCACTTAACCCCGATAAATAAGCCTTTGGCGGACATTTCATCATGGGAGGGATCCGGCTGGTGCGGGTAACAGTCATTATGTTAAATCGGGTCGTTTTTTAACAAATTATCCTATCCGCCACGAGTACCAAAAAAGCCGGAGAATAGTCACCATGGCGAAGAAAACAGGACGAGTCGCCACGGCGGATTCGTACGATAACTTTGTTGCCCGTGTCGGTATGCAGCAGCCTAATCAGCATGCCGCATCGACCTACAGGGCGAACTATACCAGCCGCAACCGCCTGCTCATCGAGTGGGCTTATCGTTCCTCCTGGATTATTGGCGCCGCAGTCGATTCGAAAGCGGACGATATGACCAAAAAGGGCGTGCGGATCACCAGTGAGATTGACCCGAAACGTCGTGGCATTCTGGAATCACGGTTCGATGAGCTTCAGCTTTGGGATTGCATCAACGAGACGCTGAAATGGTCCCGGCTGTATGGCGGGGCGGTGGCACTGATTCTGATTGAAGGTCAGGCACCGCTGACGCCGCTGGTGCTGGATAAGGTTGGCAAGGGCAGCTTTAAAGGTCTGGCTGTACTTGACCGCTGGATGATTAACCCACAGCTCACCAGGCGCATTAAGGCACTTGGTCCTAACCTCGGCAAGCCTGAATTCTATGACATCGTGACAACGGCGCAGGGGCTGCCTGCGTGGACTGTTCACCACAGCCGCCTGATCCGCATGGATGGTGTGAAACTGCCGTATCAGCAGAAAATCACCGAAAACGAATGGGGGATGTCCATTGTCGAGCGCATCTTCGATCGCCTGACTTCCTACGATAGCACCAGCGTCGGCGCCGCCCAGCTTGCCTACAAGGCACATCTGCGAACGGCAAAGATTAAAAAGCTGCGTGAAATTATCGCCACAGGCGGTAAAGCGTTTGAGGCGCTTATCAAGAATATGGAGATGGTCCGCCAGTACCAGACGAACGAGGGTATGTCCCTGTTTGATTCGGAGGACGAATTTGAAACACATTCCTATTCTTTCGCAGGGCTGTCTGACCTGCTTAGCGAGTTTAAAGAGGATATCGCGGGTGCTGTTGGCATTCCTCTTGTCCGTCTGTTCCGCCAGTCACCGAAGGGTTTTTCAACCGGTGACGCTGACCTCGCGAACTACTACGACGACGTGGGAGCGCTTCAGGAGCGAGATTTACGGCCTCACATCCGCCTGTTATTCGATGTACTGCATCGCTCAGAGTTTGGCGAGCCGTTGCCGCAAGATTTCACCTTTGAGTTTAACCCCCTGTGGCAGATGAGCGACACCGATCGCTCCACGGTGGCAACCAACACAACTACCGCTCTTGCAACCGCGGTGCGTGATTTGGGCATGTCGCCGGCTGCTGCTCTGACTGATTTGCGCGAGCTGTCTGACGTTACCGGCATCGGTGCTTCAATTAGCGATGAGGATATCCAGAATGCGGCGAAACAGTGGCAGGAGACTGAATCTGAAACCAGCCCTCCGCCGCCGATCGGAGGTCCAGTATCAGAAAAGCCTACTGGCGATAGTCGACCAGATAAATCAAATCGTCACGGGTTCCTACGATGGTTCACAGGCAAGCGCTGAGAGCATTGCTAAATCGCTTGTTGACTACTCCGGGGTGATCGACGACTGGGCCGAAATGGTCGGTCGAAAGATGTTTGCCCAGGTGGAGCGTGAAGAGTGGAATCAGTGGCGCTCTGTTTCGGAAGAAATATCCGCTGGTCTGCGTGACGTGATTGGTAACACTCCTGTCGGCATGGTGGCGCAAGACATCGTTTACCGACAGATTCGCTACATGAAGTCTCTGCCATTAGAGGCGGCCGGACGTGTCAGGGAAATTCAGGAGCGTGCGATACAGGCTGTCATCCATGGTGAGCGCCCCGATCAGCTTTACGAGATGATCATGCAATCCGGTGACGTGGCGGCCAGCAGGGCGCGGATGATAGCCCGCACAGAGATAGGGCGCGCAACTGGCGCACTGACCCAGGCACGGGCTCTGGCAGTTGGATCAGAGGGATACTGGTGGCGCATTGAAGGTGCAGGCACCAGGCCCTCACACCGAAAAATGAAAGATAAGTTTGTGCGCTGGGATAGCCCGCCAACGCTCGATGGCATGACTGGACACGCCGGGTGCCTGCCTAACTGCAAGTGTTGGTCGGAAGTGCAAATACCTGACCCTGTAAAATAACAGGCCGCCAATGAGCGGCCTTTTTTGTTGCCCGAAGAGGTGAGAATGAAAAAGGTCCATATCGAATCAAAGCGAGCCGGCGACCGCAGGGTTATCGAAATATCGATAGGCGGCATCACCGCGCGTTACCGCGCCATTGGCGAGCTCTCAGAGTTAAAAGCCACAGGTCGCGGTAACGTCCGCCAGGTTAAGGCGCTGCTACGTGAGTTCATTCGAAACTCCGACCCCGCGCTCATTTAGCGAGGCACCATGAAATATTTCTTTAAAACCCGCCTGGGTAATACCCGCTTTCAACTTGCTGATGGGTCAGTCCTGTTTAAGGACGTCCCGATCGCAAGGACTGGTGAGCAGGTATATGGCGCTGAGGAGCTGCCTGACCTGCAGCCTGATAGCCACGGACTCATAACCGTACAGCGCACGCCTGAAGAAGTTTTCAGCGAGCGCACTATCGCATCGTTTGAGGGTATGGCCGTCACGATAGGCCACCCCAAAGACTTCAGCGGAAACATCATCTTCGTCACGCCAGAAAACTGGCGGCAACTCTCTAACGGCCACATCCAGAATGTTCGCCGAGGCGCGGGTGATAAATCAGACCTGCTGCTGGCGGACGTCATTGCCAAAACGCCTGAGGCCATTCAGGCAGTGGAGAACGGCGACGAAGAGGTGAGCTGCGGTTATGACGCTGACTACCGACAAATCTCGCCGGGCATCGCAGAGCAGTACGCGATAACCGGTAATCATCTGGCCTTTGTCCCTAACGGGCGGGCTGGTTCACGTTGTGCATTGGGAGACGCTATGCCGAGCACTACTAAAAACTGGTTTACCCGGCTGTTGAAGGCCCGTAAAACCAACGATGCCGCCGAAATGGCGAATCTGATCGATAACCCGCCGGATAATCTGACTGGCGATGACGATGTGACATCCTCCATGACACCCGGCGGAGTGGTCATTAACCTTGCGCCGCAAAATCCGCTTCCCGGCCCGGCATTGCCTGGCACTGGCGATGAAGGCGGAGAAGTCCCCGACTGGGCGCAGGCCATCATTGCCCGTCTGGATAAGCTGGAAGGCATGGAGCGTCAGGAGCAATCGACTGGTGATGAAGATCCAGAAGAGAAGGATGAGGAGGAAGGCAAAGTAACCGGTGATGCCGCTTATCGCGCCGATCTGATTCAGCCAGGCATCCAGTTGCCAGAAAAGGCTAAGCCGACAGCGTTCAAACGCCAGGTGCTCGCCTCTGCAGATCAATCTCTGGTGCGCTCTATTGTCGGTGATGCCGATATCAGCAAGCTGAAAAAAGCCACGGTAGATATGGCTTTCACGGCTGTTTCTGAGCTGGCGAAAAACCGCAACACCAAAACCGTCGACAGCCTGCAAACGCAGACTGCCACCACTGTTAAAACCATTGCCGGTATGAATCAGGCCGCGCAGGAATTCTGGTCTAAACGAGGCTAACCAATGGGTAATACATTTCTTTACCGGATGCCTGCAGGCATCGCCGGGGCAATTTCTCGTCCGCAGGATCTGACGGTTGAACCTCAACTGCTGGACTCTTCCAACCTTTTCCCCGCTTACGGCCTTGGCGGCAAGATTTCCTCCGGGAAATTTGTGCCAATCGCTGCGAGCGACGAAGCGTCGGTGCTGGTGGGCATTTACGTTCGTCCGTATCCGACCGCCAGCCAGCCGGATAAAGTCCAGCAGGTAGGCAGCGGTAAAAACTTCACCGGCGATTGCCTGGTACGTGGCTACGTCACGGTAAACATCGGCGCGGATGCATCCAGCGTCGCGCTGCATGGCCCGGTTTATATGCGAGTGGCCACACCATCCGCCTCAAGCCCTCTCGGCGCGTTCCTTGCCGCCGCTGATGGCTCGAATACCGTCCAGATCACTAACGCTTACTTCAATGGCCCTGGCGACACCAGCGGCAACATTGAGCTGGCCTTCAATATTTAAGGAAATCGCAAATGCCAATGACATTTGACCAGGCGACAGTCGACGGCACTGGTGCCTTTCTTGTCCATGAGCTGGAGCGTCTCGATCAGACACTGAATCTGCCGCTGGTGAATTTCACCTGGTCGCGCGATATCCAGTTGCGTGAAGACGTGTCTATTGCTGATGAGATCAGCTCGTTCACTAACACCACTTTTGCTGCTGCCGGTACGCCGAATGCTAACGGTAAAAACTGGCTTAGCAAAGCCGCGACCGCGATGGCTGGACTTAACGTCGACATCGCAAAAACTGGCTTCCCGCTCACACTGTGGGGTATGGAGCTTGGCTGGACCGTTCCTGAATTGCAGGCAGCTGCGCAGGTTGGTCGCCCGATCGACACGCAGAAGTACGACGGCATGCAGCTGAAGTGGAACATGGACACGGACGAGCAGGTTTATATCGGCGATTCCGGTCTGAACGTTAAAGGCCTGCTGAACCTGACGCAGGTAACGCCGACCAACGCCGCGAAGACCTGGGCGACCTCCACCGCTGACGAAATCCGGGCGAGCATTAATGCCGGGTTGAGTGCTGCGTGGGCCAACTCAGCTTACTCCATGGTACCGACGGACATGCTGATCCCGCCGGAGCAGTTCTCTCTGCTGGCAAGCACCATCGTATCCAGCGCTGGTAACCAGTCCCTGCTGACCTATCTGGAAACCAACACCATCGCATACCACCAGAACGGGCGTCCTCTGAACATCCGTCCGGTGAAATGGGCGAAAGGTCGTGGCGTGTCGAACTCTGATCGCATGATGTTCTACACCAACGACAAGAAATACGTTCGCTTCCCGATGGTTCCGCTGATGAGCGTGCCGATCCAGTATCGCGGCCTGTATCAGCTCGTAACCTATTACGGCAAGCTGGGTGCAGTAGAGCCGGTTTATCCGGAAACTCTGGCCTACGTCGACGGCATCTAACCTGCGGCGGCCCGAAAGGGCCGCTCATGAGGACTTGCAATGAAAAAGATTTACGTACTCTCCCCGTTTAACTTCAACGACGGCAAAGAGCAAAAGCATTTCCAGGTTGGCTTCCACGACGTCAATGACACTGTTGCTGAGCACTGGTTCGTAAAAGCGCACTGTTCACCGGATGGCGAAGCGCCAGCGATTGCAGAAGACCCGCGCATTGCTGAGCTGGAAGCAAAAATCGCCGAGAAAGACGCGCGTATTGCTGAACTTGAAGCGCAATTGCCGGAGACTACCAATAATGGCAAGAAATCAAAGTCTGCCGACGCCTGAGCAGTTCAGGGTAACCTTTCCGCAGTTCGCTGACGAAACAAAGTACCCCTCGCCAATGATCCAGGCTCGACTGAATTTTGCTGATGCCCTGCTGAGTGAGTCGCGCTTTGGTGTGGATATCTTTTCCTACATCGTCGGGCTGTATGTTGCGCACTACATGTACCTTTACGCCGCCGATATGCGTGGTATGGCTGTGGGTACTGCTGGTGGTGTAAATAGCGGCATACAGACCGCGAAATCAGTGGATAAGGTTTCAGCCAGTTATGACGCAAGCGCAACCCTGGACCCTAATGCCGGTTTCTGGAACAACTCCCGTTACGGATCGGAGTTCTGGGAATACCTGATGATGTTTGGTGCCGGAGCGGTTCAACTGGGGACGCCGGAATGAAAAGCGGGCTCACAATTCGGGAAGACAATTACGCCAGTGTTCTCGACGCGCTGAAACAGTTATCCGGTACTGATGTGTTGGTGGGAATTCCTGCGGATAAGGCCGAGAGGGAGGATGGGGCACCATATAACAACGCTGAGTTGGGTTATTTGCACTCGACAGGGGCCACCATCACAATCCCTGAGCACACAACAACCATTTATCGCCAAGTGGATGCACATGGTGATTTAAAGCGGAATGGTCGATTTGTTAAGGCATCAAAAAGCAATTTTTCTACCACGCACACGGTTCCTGCGCAGGTGGTCACGATCCCGCCACGACCTTTCCTTGATATCGGCATTGAGGATTCTCGCGATAAGACGACGGCCAAGCTAAAACTCGCTGCGCAGGCGGCGCTTGACGGTAACGCCGTGTTGGCTGAGAAACACCTTGAGTCCGCTGGACAGGTTGCCCGCGATGCGGCAAAGGCGGTCATTGGCGATGGTGACCGACTGACGCCACTTTCGGAAAAAACGAAAGCCAGACGCCGTAGTAATGGTCAGGACGTAAAACCGCTTTACGACCATGGGTTCCTTTTGCGGGCGATTAACTACGTGGTGAGGAAAAAATAATGCCGTTTCTCGATGTGACTGATGTTCTGCTAGACCCGGATTTTGTTGATCTAACGCTAGTATGTCACCGGCAGATGCAGACGGTCGACGAGGATAACTTCCCGGTCAATACGCCGCAGGATATCCCGTTTACTGGCGTGGTGACCGTTGACCGCTCGCTGGAAGCAAAGCGTATGGCCGCCGGACAGAACATCAACGGGGCTATTCTCATCGTGACGCAGTTCAGGCTGACTCAGGGGCAACCCGGATTAGATGCCGATATCGTAACCTACCGCGGGCGAGATTATCGTGTGACGTTTGTCGACCCGTATACAGCGTACGGTGCCGGGTTCGTTCAGGCGCATTGCGAGCTGCTGGAATTTGACGGGGGAACGCCGATTGAGTAACGACAGCACAACGGCGGGATATCTGACCCCCGTCGGTGATTCACCGCCCTACGATGAGGATCTGGAACGGCTAATCAGCCGCTGGATACGGGGTGTGACAGGGCTGGCTGCCACGCTGGTTTACCCACGCTGGACTGACCCGCAAAAGCAGATACCCAAAAACGGTACCACCTGGTGCGCGTTCGGTATCACCGGCATTCAGGAGGACTTCAACCCGGCGTACGTGCAGGGCGAAGAGAACACCGAACAGTGGTCGCATGAGACCGTGAGCCTGATCTTGTGCTTCTATGGCCCGCAGGGGCTGGCAATGGCCACGCGCTTTCGTGACGGTCTGCTGGTCTCGCAGAACAATGACGAGCTCAACCGCTCAGGCCTGACATTTCTGCAGCATGGGCGGATCCTCAATCTGCCCGAACTCATCAATAACCAGTGGGTGCGCCGGTACGATATCAGCGTTGACCTGCGCCGCAAAATCATCCGCCAGTACGGCATTCAATCGCTGGTCGACGCGCCAGTGCAATTTTTTGGAGATTAAAACATGGCACAGGGCTTACCTGTTTCCAATGTCGTTAACGTTGACGTCATCATGTCACCGGTAGCGGCAACGGGGCGAAACTTCGGTGCGCTCCTCATTCTGGGAACCTCTACCGTTATTCCGGTTACCGAGCGCATTCGCCAGTATTCGGCCATTGAAGATATCGGCGATGATTTTGGCGCTGACTCCCCGGAATACGAAGCAGCGACCATCTTCTTTTCACAATCACCAAAACCGACGCTGGTCTATATCGGCCGCTGGGCGAAGACGCTGGCGGAAGGTGAAGAGGGCACAGTTGAAACGCTGCTGCAGGCGGTTAATGCCTCCCTGCAATATACCAACTGGTACGGGCTGGCGATTGCCGACAGCGCCGATCTGGTTGAGGCTGACGTGATTTCGGTTGCTGCGGCGATCGAGGCATCCAGCCTGAGTCGCATTCTGGCCGTTACCACTGATGATGTGAATGTGCTGGTCTCGGGGAATACCGACAACATCGGCTATAAGCTGAAAGCCGCCGGCTACAGCCGTACGTTCTGGCAGTACAGCTCCAGCAGCAAATACGCCGCTATCTCGGCATTTGGCCGTGCGTTTACGGTGAATTTCACCGGCAACAACACCACGATCACCCTGAAATTCAAAACCGAGCCTGGCGTGACGTACGAAACGCTCACGACCGCGCAGGCGTCCGCTATTGATGCCATTAACGGTAACGTCTACGTCTACTACGCCAACGATACAGCGATTATCCAGCAGGGTGTCATGGCGAACGGAGACTTCTTTGATGAGCGCCACGGCCTGGACTGGCTGCAGAACTACGTGCAGACCAACCTTTACAACCTGCTGTACACCTCGACTACCAAAATTCCGCAAACCGACGCGGGCGTTACCCGGTTAATGACCAACGTCGAAGCCTCACTGGATCAGGCGGTAAATAACGGCCTTATTGCTCCGGGTGTATGGAATGGCGGCCCGATCGGCCAGATTGAATCAGGTGACACACTGACCAAGGGTTACTACGTCCACGCCGATTCAGTAGAAAACCAGGCGCAGTCCGACAGGGAAGCGCGTAAGTCGCCGGTGATTCAGGCGGCGATCAAACTGGCGGGTGCCATTCACTATGCCGACGTGCAGATCAATGTGGTGCGATAAGGAGCGACCATGAGCGGAACCTATAGTTTTATTGACGTCTCGGCATCCCTGACGGGCCCAACCGGCAGTATCGATCTGGGCTACGGCTCGGCGAACTCCGAAGAAGGTATTACGGTTGCGATGACCGAGGCAAAAAACACCATGACCGTCGGCGCCGATGGTGAGGTGATGCACAGCCTGCACGCCGGTAAGAGTGGCACCATCACAGTTACCCTGCTGAAAACGTCCCCGGTGAACAAAAAACTGTCCCTGATGTATAACGCGCAGAGCCAGTCCTCGGCGACATGGGGTAATAACGTGATTGTCATCCGAAACAAGGTGTCAGGCGATATCACCACCGCGCGTAGCTGCGCATTCCAGAAGCAGCCGGATCACGCTAACGCCAAGGTTGGCAATACGGTGTCGTGGGTATTTGACGCCGGTAAGATTGACCAACTGCTGGGGGAGTTTTAATCGATGGAATTTGAAATTAAGGGCGTTAATTATCGAGCCGCCAAACTCGACGTATTCCAGCAACTGAAGGTAAGCCGTAAGCTGCTGCCGGTGCTGGCCGGGCTCGTTAGCGAATTTTCCACGCTGAAAGCGCAGGCCGCTGCGGGTAACTCTGGTGCAGTGCTGGAAAGCGTACTGCCGAAGATTGCCGATACGCTGGCAGCTCTGCCTGAAGAGGACGTTAACGCGGTGATTCATCCGTGCCTGGGCGTTGTTATGCGCCAGCATGAAAAAGGGTGGGTGAAAATTTTCGATCAGGGCGCGCTGATGTTCGACGATATCGACCTGTTCACGATGCTGCAGTTGGTGGCGCGGGTGGTCGCCGACAGCCTGGGAAATTTTTTGAAAGAACTCCCCGGCAGCGGGACGCCTACCCAGCCATAGGTCCTGTCCTCGAATCCATGCCAGAAGGTGAGGATTTCCTGATGCGCCCGGTGGATGCCGGGCTCATCCCTTACACCGCCCTGAAAGATGGATCAGTCGACCTGGCTGATATTGCCCGTATGAATGACTGGCTGGACCTGAAAGCCGATAACGAAAACCGTATAGCGAAATGGAGAGAGGCTAATGAACGCTGAAACGCTCAAGGACTTTCTGATCTCGCTTGGGTTCAAAGTTGATGAGGCTGGCGCCAGAAAATTCGATGCCGTCGTTGCCGGGACAACGCTTAAAGCGATTGAACTGGGCGTCAAAGTTGAGGCGGCGGCGCTTTCCGTCGTTGCATTCACCGCGAAAATTGCCAGCGGTCTCGACGACCTGTACTGGGCCTCTCAGCGCACAGGCGCGACGGTGGAGGGCATTAAGCAGATTGGGTATGCGGTTAGTCAGGTTGGCGGCAGTGTCGACGGGGCCCGCGGCTCTCTCGAAAATCTTGCCAGGTTCATGCGTAACAATCCCGGCGCTGAGGGTTTCCTGAACCGGCTGGGGGTTCAAACGCGTGATGCCAGCGGCAACATGCGGGATATGGCGACGATCTTTACCGGCGTCGGCCAGCGTCTTAGCAGCATGCCGTATTACCGCGCGAACCAGTACGCTCAGATGCTGGGTCTGGATGAAAACACCCTGATGGCAATGCGTCGCGGTATCGGCGAGTACATGGGCCAGTACAACGCCATGAAAAAGGCCATCGGGTTTAACCCGGATCAGGCAGCAGCTGCATCCAACCGGTTTATGACTTCGCTCCGCTCTCTCAGTGAAGCGGCCAGCATGGCGCGCGACAAAATCGGCTCTAATCTGGCAGATGGTCTGGCTGGCTCTCTCGACAGGCTGCGTCGCCAGATACTGGAAAACTTCCCGAAAATTGAAGGCGCAATAACCAGTACGGTGAAAGGGATTCTATGGGCTGGTGAGATGGTAGGCAGGGTAATTTACCGCCTTATTCAGGCCGCCAGTGATATCCGGGCCTGGTGGATCGGGCTCGATAGCGACACGCAAAAGCTTATTCAGACGCTTGGTGGCTTGCTTGTTGCCTGGCGATTGCTGAATGCAGCAATGCTTGCCTCTCCCGTCTCGTGGGTTTTGGCGCTAGCTGCGGCTATCCTTTTGCTCTACGACGATTACAGGACGTGGAAAGAGGGTGGGAAAAGCCTCATAGACTGGAAGCAGTGGGAGCCTGCAATTGAAAAAGCCAAAGCGGCAATTCTATGGCTTCGCGACAAACTGCTCGGACTGAAGGACGATGTTGGAGGCTGGCAGAACGCTTTTGAAGTGCTGGCAACGTTCGTCGCTGGAAGTTGGGCAGCAAGAATGCTGCTTGGTATTGCCAAAGTCGGTCGTGGGTTTAGCCCAATTCTTGCCGCAATGGCTGCTATCAGCGCCTGGGATAAAATTGGCCAAATCCAGGAAGAGGCAAAGCGGGAAGGGAAAGACGTAGGTCAATACCTGGTCGATCGCATGAACCAGAAGCAGGGTAGTACTGATGGTATTCTGGGAGGTGCTAACCAGGCGCTTAATCGCCTCTATTCATGGTGGGACAGCATTACCGATACCGGCGGTGCGACCAATGCTTATGATGCTTATGGGACAGTAAAACGCCCACAGGCAACCAAGGCAGGCGCTCAGTTGCTGGGTTGGATGGCACCCATGATGGGTAAGCTGGAGGCGATGTACAATCTGCCTGCTGGTCTGTTGCGTAGTGTGGCGCTTACTGAGTCTCGCGGTGATCAGTTTGCTATTTCAGGCGCAGGAGCCCAGGGGCTATTCCAGTTTATGCCGGGTACAGCTCGTGATATGGGGTTACGCGGCAATGACGTGTTTGACCCTGTAAAATCAGCGGAAGCGGCAGCGCGGTATCTCTCTATGCTCCTGCAAAAAAATGGAGGAGACCTGAACAAAGCTCTGGCCTCCTATAACTGGGGGATTGGTAACGTGCAGAAGTACGGCATGGCGCTGATGCCGCAGGAAACCAGGCAATATATCCCGAAGGTGTTGAGCAATATGCCGGGGGCTGGCGCGACATTGAACCAGAATACCGTTATCAACATTTCTGGTGTCAGCGATCCGAGAGAGGCGGGGAAAATCGTCTCTGAAAGCCAGGGCAACGTTAATGCACGCGCTACCCAGCAACTAACCCGGGGGCCGAGCTGATGGATATTCTTTCAACCCTTTTCCAGCAGCGGAGCCGCCGTATTGGTCTGATGATACCCGATGTGGTGGTTTCAGAGCGTCATAGCGATGCTCTGGAGGTGACAGAGCATCCAGTTGAAAGGCCTACAAGCGCAGGCACAGGGTTCATTGCAGACCATGCGTATCGGCGCCCGTCAGAAGTCGTTATGGAGATAGGCTTTGCTAGTGGGGGTTCCTTGCTGGATTTTTATGATACAGCAGGCATCGGGCTGTCTACGCCCCTTAACAGCATGGGGCCTAAGGAAGTCTATGCTGAGCTGCTCAAAATGCAGCAGGAAAGGCAGTTGCTTGATGTGACCACCGGGAAGCGTCTTTATACCAATATGGTGATCCGCTCTCTGGATGTGACGACCGAACGTACCAGCGAAAACGTACTGATGGCGACAGTTACACTGAGGGAAATAATCACCAGCCAAACGCAGACAGTCAGCGTGGCAGCGAAGGAAAATATGAAAGAGGGGGTAAACACGTCAGCGGTGCAAAATTCAGGAGTAAAGACGCCGACTCCGAAAGATGAGTCGCTACTAAGCCGGTTTGTCGGCTTTATCTCGGGAGGTTAAATGGCTGTTTCAGAAATCCCTCTGTCACCAGAAAACCAGCGATTCTCCATATCTGTGGCAGGTCAAAGTCTGCAAATGGCTGTCACCTGGCGTGCTGCTTTCTGGTGTCTGGATATCATGGACAGTACCGGGGCCGACCTGATAAAGGGGATCCCGCTTATCACCGGCGCCAACCTGTTGGCGCAGTATCGCTATCTCGGGCTTGGCTTTTCGCTCTATGTCAATTGCGACGACCCGGCAAATGATAATCCAACCCAAACAGACCTCGGCATTAAAAGCCATCTCTACGCAGTAACGGAGTGATTATGTCTCAGAACTGGATGCGGCACTTTGAGCTGCAGCTTATTGATGATAAGGGTGATGGGATTTCGCTGTCGGATTTTAAGGTGACGTTTAATATCCAGAAGATGCCCGCGACTATCTTTAACGGATTCGTCGGTAACTTCAAAATCTACAATCTGTCGCCGGAGACTCAAAACCGGATCATGGGTAAAGAGTTTACTCGTGTAAGGGCTATTGCCGGGTATAACGGCACAGCAGACAGCAGCGGCAACTATCCTGATAAAAATGTGGGGATCATCTTTAACGGTGATATTCGCTTTACCGTCACCGGCAAAGATAACGTCACCGATAGTTGGGTGCTTATCCAGTGTATTGATGGCTGGGAGGGGCATCTCAACGCCAGCGTGAAAACGACAGTGTCGGCAGGCTGGAAGCATGCTGACCTGTTTGATTTGGGTATGCAGTCCCTTAGCCCTTATGGCATTACAGAGGGAAGCAGGCCGGATTTTGGTCCAACTGTATTCCCCCGCGGCCGCACTATTTATCAGAACACTGGACGCCTTATGTACAGCCTTGCAGAGCAGTGCAAGGCTAACTGGTGGTACGAAAACAACCAGGTGCATATTGTTCCTGATGATAAGTACATACAGGAAGCGATTGTACTGAACGCCAATACGGGCCTGATCGGTATGCCTCAGCAGACGATGGGCGCCGGGGTAAATGTGCGCTGTCTGATAAACCCGAATATTAAGCTTGGTGGGCTTATCAGGCTGGATCAGGCCTCCGTGTATCGTCAGGCTCTCGGTAATGATCAGGTTGGTCAGTCACCAGGCCTATTAGGCGAAAGTACCACAGAAGGTAACATCTATGTCGATGGGCTTCCCGGGTCGCAGCTGGCGGCAATCAATACCGACGGTGATTACATTGTCGGCAGCATTGACTATACTGGCGATACTCGCGGGCAGGCGTGGTATATGGACCTGCTGTGTCTGGCGAAAGGGGCTCGGGATTTGCTCAACTCAAAAGGTTTGGATGCGGCGCAATACTCATGAAGAAAATCATTACTGCTTGTATTTTTTCCCTCTTCCTTTCTGCCCCTGCTTTTGCGGATACTTCCTGCGGACCGTTTGGGATCAACTGGAAGGCGCAGGATGGATTTGCGCGGATAAACGGCGCTAAGCCAGAGTCGCAGAAGATTACCTTTCTAAAGGTAAAAAATGATTACAACAATGTGAAAATACAGTGGATACTTCCTGACGCCAGATCTGGACGCTGGCTTGGAATGGATTTTGTCGCCCGAAACGGCAAGCCTATCCTCAACGTCGAAGTGATCCGCAAGAACATGGACGAGCCCAGAGAGTTCTGGACGTACGATTGTCGGAAGGTGAAGTAATCTGGTTGCTCGCTATTTTATGTGCTTAAAGGCAAGGTAGGTAAGCGTTATGTCCAATTTTCTCACCGGTGTAAAAATTGATCATCCGCCTATCCCTTGCGAAGACCTGAAATGTGAACAGGAGAGAACGGGGGATATTTTTATTAATTACCCCGTTAATGGAGAAAGATTTTCCCCAGAAAATCCCGCCGACAATGCATTTAACGTTAAAACACCAAGCGGTAGTGATTAAGCTCATTTAATCCCCTAATCTGTTTCAAAAACAGGAGGGGAAATGAACGCTTACGACTACAAGAAAGCAGTTTACCGGATAGCAAGGCATGAGGCTGGTCATTGGCTTGCAGCCTACATCTTGGGATGGGATCCAAAAAAAATTGAACTAAAAGTTCCCAGCTCGGAAAATAGTCATTATGGCTATGCGTTATGCGCCTATAAAGTAAATTTAGAGACTATATGTGATGTCAGAGATTACGCTCGTGGCAGAGTTAAGGTGCTCTATTGTGGTGCATATGCTGATGGTTATGATGGATATAATTTTGACTATGAAAGAATAGGGCGTGAGATGGGGCGCACAGGTGGTGCGTATTCTGATTTTTGGAAAGCCGAAGAGATATATTTCTTTTATTATAATTGCCTTGAGAGTAAAGGTGATTGGGAGTACGAATTTAATCCTATTGTGAACGACGTTAAATTGTTAGTCAGAATGCATCATGACTTCCTTGATTCTGTTGGAAATTATGCAAAAGATAAAGCTTTGAACATCGGTGATGTTATAGAGATAACTCCTGATACTCTCAAAACCTTGTTCATAGAAAGTAAGATAAGACTCCCTTCTTATTAGCTTATAGTTAAGAAGCCCGCTCCGGCGGGTTTTTTAATGCCGGAGTAAACCAAATGCCCGTAGCACTAAACTCCCAGCTCGGCAGTAAAGAGCAGGCAGACGCACAACTGGCGCAGGCGATCATGTCTGCAATGCGCGTCTCCATGCCTGGCATCATTCAGTCGTTTGATCCGGATGCTGTCACCGCTGTTGTTCAGCCAGCCATTAAAGGCGCAGAGAAGGACGAATCCGGCGCCCAGGTATCGGTAAACCTCCCACTGCTGGTGGACGTTCCTGTCGTTTTCCCTCGTGGCGGAGGCTGTACGCTGACTTTTCCTGTTAAGCCTGGTGATGAATGCCTTGTTATCTTTGCAGACCGCTGTATCGATTTCTGGTGGCAAAGTGGGGGTATTCAGGAGCCAGTAGACGAGCGCATGCATGATTTATCCGATGCCTTTTGCATCGTCGGTCCGCAGTCGCAGGCGAAGAAAATCGGCGGCATCAGCACCAGCGCAGTAGAGCTGCGCAGTGATGACGGGGAAACAAAGTTGAGCCTTAATCCTGCCAGCGGAGCTATCAACGGTACGGCGCCGGGAGGTTTTAACCTGAACGGGCTTAAAATTCTTTCGGACGGCCGCCTGCAGCTGGTGGATGGCTCAATCGTTGATAAGCATACGCATGGTGGCGTTGAACCTGGTGGCAGCAGTACAGCACCACTCGGAGGATGATATGCGATACCGTCGAGAAGATGACGATGGGGATTACACCTTCGGTCAGGGCGATGATACCTGGCTGGTTAACTCCCCCGAGGCTGTCGCGCAGGCCATAAAAACTCGCTTTCTGCTTTGGTACGGACAGTGGTTTCTGGACACCACAGAAGGTACGCCATGGATTCAGTCCGTTCTGGGTAAGCAAAAGCCGGATACCTACAACCTCGCTATCCGTAAGCGGATCCTCGAAACGCAGGGGGTTAGCTCAATCACTGCATTTAATACCACTGTTGACGGTACCACGCGCCGTGTAACGTTCACTGCGACGGTGGAAACCATCTACGGGACAACCACAGTAACTTCGGAGGCGTAATGTCTTTGGACCTCGACACGCTCGGCTTATCGGCAACGGTAACCGCTGAGGGGATAAGTGCGCCCGACTACCAGACCGTTCTGGACACCATCACTGGTTATTTTCAGCAGATTTATGGCAGTGATGCCTATCTTGACCCGGACAGCAAAGACGGCCAGATGGTCGCTCTGGTGGCTCTGGCCATTCACGATGCCAACAACACGGCCATTTCCGTTTACCGGTCATTTTCTCCGTCGACGGCGCTGGACGATGCATTAACCAGTAACGTCAAAATTAACGGCATCACTCGCCGTGCTGCGACAAACTCTACGGTAGATGAGCTGATCGAAGGTGAGGCCGGAACGTTGATCACAAACGGGTCTGTGAAAGATGCCAACGGTATCATCTGGAATCTTCCTGCTCAGGTGACAATTGGTATTGATGGGACGGTTATTGCTACAGCGACGTGTTCTGTTGCTGGTGCTGTGGCCGCCCCTGCCGGGTCAGTCAATAAGATAAACACCCCGACACGTGGTTGGGTATCAGTAACTAACCCGCAAGCGGCTACGGTAGGCGTTGCTGCCGAAACAAATGCTGAATTGCGTGTCCGGCAATCACAGAGCGTTGCTTTACCGTCTCTGACGCCGTTTGAGGCGGTAGATGGCGCGATAGCAAATATCAGCGGCGTAACGCGACACAAGCTGTATGAGAACGATACAGATACCACTGATGCAAATGGCCTGCCTCCGCACTCAATCGCCGCCATTGTAGAAGGTGGTGATGCGACGGTCATTGCAAACAGCATTCGTGGTGTGAAAGGGCAGGGCGTAACACCCTACGGTAGTACGGTGATTGTTGTGCCTGATAAGTACGGAAACCCTCACTCGGTAGGTTTTTCAAGGCCGGTCGATGTACCCATTTACGTCAAAATCACTATCGAACCTCTTACGGGCTACACATCCCAGGTTGGCGAAGAGATAAAGGCGGCTGTATCTGCCTACATTAACTCACTGGCAATCGGCGCCAGCGTTCTTCTCAGTCGCGTTTACTCACCGGCTAACCTTGGTGTTGTCAGTGGTGGTAATGCCAGGTATTACGACATTACCGAGTTGCTGATCGGGACGTCTGCCGGTGGCGTAGCCGCGGCAAACGTGGATATTGCCTTTGACCAGTCAGCATCCTGCGCCGTCAGCAATATTAATCTGGTGGTCTCATGAGCAGATACACTGACCGCATAACAAACTACCACGCCGGTAAACCAAAGTTCTTTGCCCACGTCGACCTATCCACCAGGCCACTGAGTGATGTTTCCGATGCCATGTCACGGCTAATACCCGATTTTGATATTGATACCGCCGTAGGCGTGCAACTCGACGTTGTGGGTGAATGGGTTGGGCGCTCCCGGCGCGTAGCCACACCGGTAACCGGGATTTATTTTTCGTGGGACACCGAGCGGGTTGGCTGGGACCAGGGGGTCTGGCAGGGCCCATATGACCCAAACGACGGTTTTATCGATCTAAGCGATGAAATATATCGGCTAATGCTGAAGGTGAAAGTGGCGATAAACAACTGGGATGGACAGAACGACTCGCTTCCTCCAATTCTTGATACCGCCCTTGCCGGGTCCGGGATCCGAATGGCTATTGTCGACAACCAGGATATGTCGATTTCTATCTGGATACTCGGTGACCCATCGGTAGCCCTAAGTGAAATAGACCGGTTAATTCTGGATAGCGCCGTCAATAAAGGCCCCTTTATCGCATTACCGGCAGGTTACGTACCATCGCGCTATGACATTAACCCAATTGACCAGGTTAACAGCGAACTATGGTGGGCTATTCAAAACGGTTATATGACGGTTAAGGCCGCCGGAGTTCGTGTCCGTGAAATAGAGACCGTCAGTGATGGTTATCAGTTTTTTGGCTTCGATATCGAAAATGACTATATCGCTGGTTTCGACCGCGGGTCATGGGGAGAGAGATTTTAATGGCGACTAACGATTTTAAACCCTTCGCTACTGGTAGCGGGGCAAACGTATTATCACAGGCTGATTATGAAGCGCTATCTGCACTGGCATCAGGATTTCTTTCCGGCAAAGCCTCGTCAGCACAAGTAAATAAAGCACTACGGCAATCCTCTACAATTGCTGCCGTCCTTGCGCAATTCATGGCGGATAGCACAGGAAGCGATGTCCTGGATAATGGAAACATTGCCACGTTACTAAATATTCTCAAGTCCGCACTTAATAATCAGGCAGAAGGACGCCTGCTCCGCATTCAGGTTTTTACCGCTAGCGGAGCATGGGTAAAAACTGCTGGCACTAAAAAAGTCAGAATCAAGGCATGGGGTGCAGGCGGGGGTGGGAAGGGAACGGACACAGCAGGGACGGGGGCATCAAGTGGCGCAGGTGGGGCTTATGTAGAGGGCTTGTATGATGTAAGTAGCATCACTGGAGCAAATATTGTTATCGGTGCTGGTGGCGCTGCTGTTGTGGCAGGAAATTCCGGAAACGGTGGCGATGGTGGTGATACTACCATTGTTGATCTTGGCATTTCTGCAGGCGGTGGGAAGGGCGGCAATTCAACGGGTAATTCTGCTGGAGGTACTCCCGGCGCGCCCTCTGTAGGGACTATTTTTTCAGTGGTCGGGCAAGGTGGCCAGGGGGCGGTCGGCGCCTTGGGCGGTGTGGGTGGAGCGTCTCACAGCAGTTATGGTGGTCTTCCTCACGTCAGTACATCTGGAGATGATGGTTTCTTTCCCGGTGGCGGCGGTGCTGGTGCATCGTATGATTCAGTGGCCAGGGCGTCAGGGAAAGGGGCTAATGGCTACGTTATCATTGAGGAGCTGGCATAATGGCAGGAAATTATGCGGTCATTGAAAACGGGATAGTCATCAATATAATTATTGCAGAAAATGGTTATGAGTACGCTGGTGCAGACCTTGTGGAATATCAAGAAAACATATTTTGCCAGCCAGGAATGTTTTATAACAAAGATGATGGTTTATTCTATGACGACAAAGAGTTCTCAAAAATAAATAACATCATCTAAGTGCATGTAAATTACCAATCAACCGGCATATGCCGGTTTTTTTATTGGGGCGACCATGAGTGAATACGATACCGGCAATCCTGTGCCGTCTGCATCCATGCCTGATGCATGGGATAATATGCAGTCTATTGACAAGTTCGTTAATAGCAGCGAAGAGACCATTACCACACGCACAGGCGAACAGTTAGATACTTTGCGTGGCGTTAATGTTAAGGCGGACAACCAGCTAACGCAGCAGCAAGAAGACTTTGAAACCTCACAAAAAGAAAGGGATGCTGTAGTTGAGGAAGCCCGCCAGAACCTGATCCCTCTCAGCCGGCAGTACATGACGCTGGCGGCGGCACAAGCGGATATTGCGAATAACCCCGAGGGTAGCACCACGTATTACCGCAGCCCGGACGACAGCGCCCTTGCGATCGAAGTCATGAACGTTGGCGGGACGCTGCAGCCTACCGGGCGAAAAATGCCATCCGCAATGCCAATGGGTTACCAGTCTGCTACAGCTGTGAGTAGCGGTGCGGCTAATACCATTGCTATCACTATCCCTGGATTATTAGTGGATGGCAGTTTGATTTATTTCCTGTCCCCGATCCTGAACACTGGTGCTGTCAATGTCACGGTGACTGATGCGAAAGGGAACGTCGTTACCCGTGATATCCAGAAACAAAATTTCGCAGCGCTCGCTGGTAATGAGCTTTTGCTGAATCAACCGGTGCTGATGGAGTTCCGCACAGGAACCGCCAACAATTTTGTCCTTGTGGCATCCGGCCCAGTAGCTGCTGAACTTGCGTCAAGAATTTCCACGCTTGAATTAAATAGCGTAGCGTTATTGTCTGGCGTTGCTAATACTGCGGACGCCTACACAGCGTCAGCGTCAGCGATACCAGGCCTGGTTGCCTCTGACCGCGTTTTCCTTTTCACTCCGAGTGCGACGAACACGACACGGACGCCGACCTTATCCGTGAACGGCGGCACTGCGCGCCAGATCAAACAGGCAAATGGTACCAACGTCGCAGCGGGAGACCTGGTCTCTGGCTACCCTTATTTATTAAAATTCAATTTTGCATCGGCGGACTTCCGTATGCTCACATACCCAGCATACCGGACGCGTCTGCTCAGCGGCCAGCAGAAAGCCACTGTTACAAGCGATGCTACAAGCCCGAACGCTATATCGTTAACGATCCCCGGCCTTATCTCTGACGGCACACAGATTACGTTCGAACCGGCTGTTGCCAATACCGGCGCTGTGACGCTGCTAATCACTGACATGTACGGCAACAGTGTGACCCGTACTTTGATGAAGGGGGCGAACACCGCTCTCGTCGGCGGAGAGCTGAAGTACGCCATGCCGGTTTCTATCATGTTCCGGGGGTCTCCACAGAACAACTTTAAGCTCCTGTATGCTGGCGATCCTACCACGGATATACAGACCCTCTCAAAAGATGTTACGACGCTCAAAGGGTCGATAACAGACCCTTATGCTGCTCTGGCGGATAAACTCGTGGGCACCGGGGTATTATCAGACCAGTCACCGTTCGGTACTATAACTTGGTCCGCAGGGGTTAAGAGCGTCACTAAGCGGCAGATCATTTGTACGTCTGTCGGGTCTTCTGTTGGCGTTGGGGCTGGCTCTACTGGCGGTGGCGCGGCAGGTGCCACTTACGCACCGAACACGCTATTCGTCAACGCCCTGAAGGAAGAGCTTAAACAGTACGGAGAGTTCGACATCATCGATGATAACCAGTGCATACCAACACAGGCTATTCAGCAGTTCGCTGCCCAACTCGCTAATTCGCCTTATTCAACCTCCGACTTTGTTTTGATTGTGGGGGGTATGAATGACGCACCGGTTGGTAACTTCAACATGGGACGCACATTCCCCGGCCAACAAACGTCGCTCGAAAGTTTGGTTGACCTGTGCCTGGCTCGTGGCGCGATACCAATCATCTGCACTACGCCGCACCATAACGTAGAGATGTCTCAGACGTACCCCACAATCCCCGGTGGGAACCCGCTGTTCTGGCCGTTCAGGACATATAATGTCACAAGTACATATGTCTTCGACGCCGTTGCGAATACCATCACGCAGAGCAACTTTGCCAACGCTCGCTATGGCGGTGATATCCTGAAGCCGGGGCATACCCTGCGTGTAGAAAGCGGTGACAACGCCGGCAACTACACTATCACGGCTATTTCCTCTGACCGGAATACCATAACCGTCCAGGAGGCAATCCCGGTAAGCGGAAGCTACTCGACAGCGATCCGTCACTTCAATCTACAGTCCATCGCTGAGGATATTCTTTACCCCGCACCATCTGAATCCTTTGTAACAAAAGACTGGTCAGGCAGCGGCGTTAAGGTGCAGGGCGATGTGCGGTTCGAGATAGTGAACAATATGCAAAGGGTCGTTGCACGGCAAAAAGGCGCATTTCTCGCGGACTGTGAAAAGTCGTTCTTTAAGTATGGCGTAGAGGTTGGCGGCTACTCGTCGGTATATAACGTCCCGGTTGGAAACTACAACCACATGAACGATAACGGGTACACCGTAACTTTCGACTACACGCTGAAAGTCGCGGCAAGGAAGATTGCCAATCTCATATTCGGAGATAAATATTACTCTGCAGCATAAGGAATTATCATGGCTTTTAAAATTTCAGCAGTAAAAACTGTCCAGATTTATTATCTCGGAGGATATCTCTGCGACAAGGATGTTGAAATAGATTTAATTTATGCAGTAGAAAGCGTCAGACAGGATGATGCAGGTCAAGTTAAAGCCTCAGTATCTGTTCGATATAATGATGCGGCGAAAGTTAACGCAGGAGAGTATGCGGTAACTCTGGATGCTTCGTCATCAAAGCCGTGGACAGAACAGGCTGAGCAGCAACTTATGCAAGCTGAAGAGTTTGCTGGGGCTGTTGTCCTGTAACCACAAAAAACCTACGCAGACTGAACGGGGTTGATCTTCCCTCTCGATAAAACTACTGTATATAACAACAGTGTTTATCGGAGGGCAGATCATGCTTCGACAGTCAGACATCGCCGCGGCTTTCCGCGAGTCGGTATTGCGCAACCCCAAAGGATACCAGTACCTGCACACAAAGGATTTTGTGTCAGCGCTGCGCCGGCGCGGGCTGCACTTTACCGACTCTGAGGCTAATGCATGGATATCGAGAGAGCAGAGTTATTTCGTCGACAAAACCACCGACCATAGCGAAAACCGGCTGTGGATGATGGCCAACATGGGGAGGGTTCTGTAATGGGCTTTCCATCACCCGCGACGGACTACACGGAACAGCGATTAACGGTTAACTCGATCTGCAATGTTGGGCCTAATACGTTGCTCTTCGAGCGGTCAGGCGGTTACGTTGTGCTGGATATATCCCTAAAGCTATCACAAGGTAGTCAGGTTCTGATCCAGCACGGCGGTGGGACGGAGCTTGCCACGCTGAGAGGAAAGTCGCTGATTACCGAAGATGGTGAAGCGATCGAGGGCGAAGCCCTGGACGATGTTAGCGTCATCGGGGTCGTGACATTTACTATCTGCGATGTGCGCCAGGACAATGCGGTTGTTTAGTTGCCGTCAGCACGTGACTGCTGTGTCGTAGATGTGGCGTGACAGGAATGCACGATAAAGACAGGGATGTATTCAAACGACACGAAACGACACAAAACCGGATGCGAACGCGGAAAACATGTGTGATTACAGTGTGTTATTTAACGCTCTACTTTCTTCTAAGCCGTAGGTCACAGGTTCGAATCCTGTAGGGCGTGCCATTTAATAATCAATCACTTATCAACTTCCTCCAGTCGCTGATTTTTCCTTGTGGGACATATTTGGGACATCTTCTGCAAAAATTTGCAAAAATTGAGTCAATTTGACGTGCGTGCTCAGTTAAATGGTTAGGTGCCAGGTGAGCATATCGACGGACCATTTCGATGATTCTAATGTCTTGTAGTATCTGTCGGACGATGGCCAGTCAGAGTACAGCATTACTGCTCTGTAATATCGAACAGAATGGTTAATGCTGGTTATAGCTGAGTGCAGAATAAGCGCTCTGCAGGAATGTGAAAATATGTTGCCGGTAACAGGCTAATAGTCATTATAGCTTTAGGTTCTGTCTGACTGGGTTAAATATCGCATTTTAAGCTGGCGTGAAGTACAGTTGTTATAGATCAATATTGAACACTATTTGAAAGCATACCCTCGATGTTCATCCACTGCCTGGAAAGATCCGAATGAACATCAAATTCGTCGCCATCTCCGTATTCGCTGTTGTTTGCGTCTTTGCATCAGATATTTCCATCGCCAAATCGAATTCCTTAAGCGATGATCAGGTCAGTCAAAGGATTATTGATGATTCTGTCGCATCCTACCCCGGTACTTGTGCCTGTCCCTTCAATACCGCCCGGAACGGCAGCTCGTGCGGTGGCCGCAGTGCCTGGAGCAAAGCTGGTGGGTACTCACCTATTTGCTACAAGAAAGAGGTAACAAAGGAGATGGTTAAGGCGTGGCGACAAGAGAATCAATGATAACGATCAATATCTGAACCAGGTGATTACTTACACTGGAATAGTAGTTTAAATAATATTAAATGATTATTTCGAATACTGCAGCCCATTTGCAGTAAGCACTGTTCTGGTAGAGGCGGCAGAGGCCACGGCGTATATCTTTTTACCTTGTGATATTTGAACCCAGCAAATCTATTTCCCCTGCCTGATAGACTTAGTGTCACCGTATCCTGTTACTAAGAGCACGGGGCTACCTACTCATAAGACACTTCCTCTTCTTACGAGGAAACCGGTTCAGCGTGTTGTGTGTGGAGACAGTACCCATCAACTCAAACTGATAACAAAAAGTTTAATTTTTTTCCCCGCCGCGCTGACTATAGTTAGGGCACTTTCACTTGCCCAATAAGGTCACGATTATGAAATTAGTTATCGCCTCCGTAATTTCTCTGCTCAGCTTCAGCGCGCTGGCGGCGCCAGAGGGGACGCTCAGCGTACACATTCTTAATCAGCAAACCGGGCTCCCTTCACCGGGGGTGCAGATTGAGCTGGATAAACAGCAGGGGGAGAGCTGGCAGCATATCGCCACCGGTAAAACGGATGCCGATGGGCGGATTAAATCGCTCTATCCGCAGGCGGAGAATATGGAGCCGGGGGTGTATAAAGTGACGTTTAAAACCGGTGACTATTTTAAAAGCCAAAATATGAATACGTTCTTCCCGGTGATTCCGGTTATTTTCAATGTCACAAAGCAAAATCAAAAACTGCATATCCCGCTGCTGCTCAGTCAGTACGGATACTCTACCTACCGCGGCAGCTGATGACCCAAGCCGCTATCCAGCCAACGCCTGCGCGGCTTCCGCAGGCGTCACGCTTTTCTCGCACCACGATGTCCATGCCTAACGCTCGGTCTCTTTCTCTTTAAAGTGTTTAACGGCTTCGTCGTACATCGCCAGCAGGCCGGAAATTTCGCCTTCATATTGCGGCACGCGCTGGGCGCGAACGAGCTCAATCAGCAGCGCATAGGCTGCTTCTTCCGGGGCCGCATGTGGATTGATCAGTCCAGACAT